TGGGGGCAGTGATGGTGGTCGCCGGTATTATCGTCGGCGTGGCGACCGGCTGGACCGGTGTAGGTCTCACCTTTGGTGCCGGACTTATCATGGCGGGCGCGTCAATGATGGCTGGTGGAATTTACCAGATGCTTTCGCCACAGCCCAAAGGACTACAGGGGCGAGACGATCCTGACAATAAACCATCATATGCCTTCGGTGGCTCGGTGAATACCCTTGCGATGGGTAACCCGGTCGCGCTTCTTTATGGTGAGCGCGAGATTGGCGGCGCCATCATCAGTGCCGGCATAGTCGCAGAAGACATCTAAAACTCCTTTCTGAATATCAAGCACCCAATTGGGTGCTTTTTTTATGGATGTAATATGGAAGCGATCACTGGTGCAAAGGGTGGCAGCCAGAAGCAGCACACACCTGTAGAACAGCCCGATTCGGCTCAGTCAATGGCGCGCTGCCGCATGCTGCTGGCGCTCGGGGAGGGGGAGTTTGCTGGTGGCCTGGATGCGACCCGGATATTCCTGGACGGTACGCCGTTGGGAAACCCCGACGGAACGATGAATTTTGAAAATGTGTCATGGGATTTCCGGCCTGGCACACAGACCCAGACACCAATACCGGGATTCCCTGCAGTCGAGAATGAAACTACGGTTGGGGTATCGCTGACAAAGGCCACACCATGGACCCGCGCACTGAGTAACACCCAGATTGACGCGGTGCTGGTTCGTATTGGCATCCCTGGGTTACAGCAGCAGGAAAACGATGGGGATATTGTCGGCACTACGGTTCAGTACCATATTGATCTGGCGGTGGACGGTGGCGCTTACTCGACAGTCATGACGAAAACCGTCACAGAGAAGCTCAGCTCGCTCTATGAACTAACCCACCGTATTAATCTTCCCAAAGCCAGCACTGGCTGGCAAATTCGAGTGGTGCGTGACACCGATGACAGCACCAGCCAGATGCTGCAGAACAAAACGCAGGTGCAAGCGATTACTGAAGTGATCGATGCTCGCCTGCGATATCCACACACAGCGCTGCTGTACGTGTCCTTTAACGCAAAGTCATTCAACAACATCCCTAAGATTTCCTGCATGCCGAAGGGGCGCATCATCCGAATCCCTTCGAACTATGATCCAATAGCGCGGACTTATAGCGGAACATGGGACGGGACGTTTAAATGGGGCTGGACGAATAACCCGGCGTGGATTTGGTTCGATGTTCTGACTGAGCCGCGCTTCGGCCTTGGGCGCCGCGTGACGCCAGAAATGCTCGATAAGTGGGAGCTCTATCGCATCGCCCAGCGCTGCGACCAGAAGGTACCCGACGGGAAAGGCGGAAGCGGTACCGAGCCACGCTTCATGTTTGACGTTTACATCCAGTCCCAGGCTGATGCCTGGCAGGTGATTAAAGATATTGCCGCGGGCTTCAACGGAATGACTTTCTGGGGCAACAACATGTTCAATGTTGTCTCTGACATGCCGGCGGACACTACGAAGTTGCAGATCCTCACTCGCGCATCAGTGGTGGGTAAGCCGGTGTACTCGAGTGGCAGTGAGAAAAACCGATTCTCCAGCGCGCTGATTAACTTCAGCGATCCGGATAACCACTACCAGGACCGCACCACGGCAGTGATGTTTCCGGAACTCGTAAGGCAGTTCAAGTTTAAGCAGACACAAATCACTGCGATCGGTTGTACGCGTGAGAGCGAGGCGCAGCGGCGTGGCGGGTGGGCGGTGTATTCCAACTCCCTTGACCGCATTATCACGCTTCAGACTGGACTTGATGGCTTTGTATTTGTGCCGGGCACCGTATTTGCGTTTGCAGATGAACGCCTGTCAGGGCGCGTTTACGGCGGGCGTATCACCGGGTATAACGCTGGTCTTAAGGCCGTGACCATTGACCGGGGCACCAGTGCGGTGGCGGGCGATACGCTGATGATTCGCACCCAGGGCGGTACCGTTGAAAGCCGGGTGATACAGGCCGTAAATAGCACGCAGCTGATCCTGTCCACGCCGTTCACGGCGGCGCCATTACCTAATGCCGTATTCGTCATTGATGCTGGTCAGCTGCGCCTGCAGTATTTCCGGGTAACGAACCTAAAATTTGATGATGAGGAAAACACCTTCACCATTACCGGTGCGGAGTATAACGCGTCGAAATACGACGCCGTTGATAACAACGCTCGCCTCGATACTCCTCCGATAAGCCTGATTCCGACCGGGCTAGTTAACCAGCCGACCAACATCGTGGTATCGAGCTATGATGCGGTTCGCCAGGGGCAACGCGTGGCCACGCTAACCGCCTCGTGGGATGCGCCAATTGATAAAGACGGCAAACTGCAGTCGGACGTAATAGCGTACCGGGCACAGTGGAAGCGCGGAAATAACGAATGGGTAAACGTGCCTGAAACCGGGTTACGAAATATCGAAGTGCCTGGCATTTTCGAGGGCGATTACCTTGTGCGCGTCCGTGCGATTAACTCTGGGGGAGCGTCCAGCCTTTGGGCCACGTCTGCGTTGACCCATCTTACCGGCCGCACCGGTGAAGTGCCCAAACCTGTCGGACTAACAGCAACAGAGGATGTTGTATTTGGGATCAACATTACATGGGGTTTCCCCGCAGATACCGCCGACACCCTGAGCACGGAACTGCAATACAGCGCTTCAGTCGATGGGGCAAATCCAATGCTTTTGGCGTCGGTGCCGTATCCTCAGAAACTCTATCAGCAGATGGGGCTGAAGGCAGGGCAGGAATTCTGGTACCGGGCACGGCTGGTTGACCGCATCGGGAATCAGAGCGACTGGACAGACTGGGTGCGCGGGCAGGCCAGCATCGATGTTTCAGATATCACCGATGCAATCCTGGAGGACATGAAAGGCTCCGATACGTTCAAAGATCTGATCGAGAACGCGGTGGACAGCAACGAAAAAATTGCTGGCATGGCTAACGATATCAAACAGGCCAACGACGAACTGGAGCAGCAAGCGAAAGATATCGCCAAAAACGCCCAGGATATCGGGAAGGTTCAGACCAGCGTTACAAACCTGTCGAGCACGGTCGGAGATGTGTCTTCTTCTCTGAGCAAGCTTGAGCAGACAGTGGCGACGGCTGATACCGCGCTGGGCCAGCGCATCGATAACATCAGCGTGTCTGTGGACGGTATGACGGGAGGAGTGAAGAACTCTGCCATCGCGATTATTCAGGGCAACCTGGCGCAGGTGGCGGCGCGCAAAACGCTGTCTGCATCCGTCGCCGGTAACAGCGCGCAGCTGGACCGCATTGATGAGGTGATCGTCAACGAGAAGGAGGCAACGGCGCGTTCGCTGCTGAGTTTGCAGACTGACGTGAACGGCAACAAGGCATCTATCAACAGCCTGAACCAGACGTTCTCCGATTACCAGCAGGCCGCGGCCACGCAGATAAACGGGATCACGGCGACCGTCAACGGACACACATCAGCCATCACAACCAACGCTCAGGCGATAGCGAACGTAAACGGCCAACTCAGCGCGATGTACAACATCAAGGTTGGGGTAACGAGTAATGGCCAGTATTACGCTGCAGGAATGGGGATCGGGGTGGAGAATACGCCATCAGGGATGCAGTCGCAGGTAATCTTCCTGGCTGACCGGTTCGCTGTTACCTCCCAAGCTGGCAGCACTGTTTCTTTGCCATTTGTTATCCAGAACGGGCAGACATTCATCAATGATGCGTTCTTCCGTGATGCGAGTATCCAGTTCGGCAAAATTACGGATTCTCTGCAGTCTAATAATTATGTTGCCGGAAGCGCTGGCTGGCGCTGGGGTAAAGACGGAACGATGCAGAACTACGGGAGCGACAGTTCCGGAGGCATGAAGCAGACTAACGTCACCATCAGCATTCGGGATGCTAACAGGCTCCGTGTTCAGATAGGCAAACTTACAGGAGTATTTTAATGGCCTGGGGTATTCAGACCTGGGACGCCAACGGCAACCCCAACAACTACGGTATCAAACCCGTATCAGTGGTAGGGCGTGTTCAGCTTTCCGAAGGTCAAACTTCGGGAAGTTGGTCCTTTACCATTCCGGCAGGGATGAAAGTCGGATTTGCGGTGTCCCTTGATAAAGGCGCGGTCTCGGTGGGCCGACGCATTATCGCTAACGGGAACACCATCACTCTCAGCACTGCCAGCGAAGTTGGCATTGGAAATTATCCCGCTTCGGAATGTGAGTTGGTGGTTTTCGTGGAGAATGCATAATGGCAGATTATGGCGCACTGATTGCGCTGGAAAGTGGAAATCCGTTTATTACTCCTCAGTCAACGCCGTTTTGTCTGTACAGAAAGGTAGTGGTTAACTCAGTGGCAAATGGGGCATACCACGGTGCTTCTGCGACGGTAGCTCTGGATGCTTCTTATCCGGCGATGGTTTTTTGCAAAACGAGTGATACAGCCCAGCCCACTACAGTCGGGGCAACCCGGTCAGGAGGAAACATTCTTGTTGGTTCAAGCAACGCTTATGGTCAGTCACACACTCTGACGGCGTACATCTTTGCCATCTTTCCACAAACGTTGCCCGACTGGGGATTTGCTGTCTGGGATGAAGCCGGAAAGCTGGTACTGACAAACGAAAGCCGCGTGCTTACTGACCTCGTTACTGTCGGAACACCAGGAGCCTCAACGGGAGGGATTAACATTGATGTTACGTTGCAGGGTAGTTATGCGGTAGCACCTGCAATTCTGGGCTCACAAATCGTACAGAACAACAATACCAGGCCTCCAACAATCGTGAATATAACAGCCTATGCAGGCTGCCGCTTTAACGGTTCGTCGACCAGGATAAATGCCGCGCCTTCGACAACAGCTACTGGTTCTGCAGCGGGAGGGACAACCACAGGAATAGCATTGACGGCCATCAACACCGCAGCCTATGACTGATTGATCGTTTTGAGCGATCAATAACAAATAATTGATCTACATAATCAATTATACCCATCGATTTTGTATTGATATCTTCGAACCTACTGAATTCCTCTGGATACTTTCAAAATGAAAAGGCTAATTATCAGCATGGCGATCGCTTTAATGCTGTCTGGTTGTGCTGGTGTACTTGAGAAACAGGAACCTATTTGCAGCGGCACGGCATATATGGGTGACCATGAGAATAACGTTATGATTTACGGCGTTCGAAAACAAAACAACCAGACTCAATACCGGGCCGGATATCCCTTCAACTGGCGTTGGGTAAGTGCGAACACATTCACAAGCACGACATGTAAATAACTCACGACTTTGAATGCAAACCTCGCCTAGGCGGGGTTTTTTATTGCCTGGAGAAAATATGCTTTATAACACTGGCACCATCGCCATTAACGGAAATACCGCCACCGGGACGGGTACAAACTGGACGGCGCCAGCCAGCCAGGTTCGCGCTGGCCAGACGATTATAGTCCTGTCCAGCCCGGTTCAAATTTTCCAGATCTCAAGCGTGGACAGCTCCACCTCGATGACGGTTACACCTGCTGCCGCTCCGGCACTGAGTGGTCAGAAGTATGGAATCCTGGTGTCCGACAATATCTCTGTAGACGGGCTGGCACAGGCGATGTCACAGCTCATCAAAGATTATGACGAGAACATTGGTGCGTGGGAGACGTTCGCCACCACCTCAGCCAATCAGAGCATCACCGTAACCATCAACGGCGCCTCCGTAACCATCC